CCCAGGGTAACAAAATCCTCCGGATCAAACTCTTCATCAATAACAGCCATATATGTTCGATCAGGAGTTACATCAAAGACTAACTCAACAACTTTTTCTGTAATTAACCAATCCGCTATTTCTTCCTTTAATGTTTCTAAATTTGCCCCATCCGGAACTATAATTCCAACCGGAACAGGTAAAACACGCATTTCGGTCTCTGTACTTAATAGCCTTGCACCCGGATAACCTGGGACACTTAAAAAATTCCTTTTTAACGGTGACCATGCTGGTCTTTTCCATCCCTTTTCTATCTGAATAAAATCTTTACGTATATTGTTAAATGTAAAAGAACTCACGTTGACACCTCATTTCGTTTAAAAATAAAAGAGACTCAAACTTAAAAGTCTGAATCTCTCTGCGCTTCTCTTTCTTGATACTCGGTTGTATATCGATAAGTACCGCGTGCCACGTCTCTTCCTTCCAAATTAACAGGCACTTCAACAATTAAATCTCCACCAAGCATTGGAATGACTCCACCGCCAGATGATCCTGACGAATAATTAAATACTTGATCCGCAACACTAGCTGCCATAGCTTGTCTACTATTTGACATGCTTCCATATACACCACTCATAACGCTCTTTAAGCCTGATAACTGATTCATAGAATTAGCCATCATGCGGCTCATATCACCCATTAATTGACTCATAGTCCCAGTAGTGCCAACCATAGTCGCAGCAATACCCTCACCAATCTCACCTAAGGTTTTCCTATTTAGTGGAAGTACTGCTTCTCTTCCTGCTTCTCCTGCACCTTGTAACATACCATTATTCATACCGAAAATCGTAGGCTTAGTAAAAATACCACCTTTTGCATTCCATTTCACACCGATGCCAGATGGATACGTAATGTCTTTTCCTAAAATGTTTTTGGTGCTAGTCTCTAAATTAAAGTGTGGCATCTCAGGCATTTCTGGTTTTGGAATCTTTAATTTTAAATCATTAAAGAATCCCTTAATTTTCCCAATAAATTCTTCTACTTTACCAACCGCATCTTTTATTGGATCGATAATAAAATGTTTAGCTGCTTCGAATTTTTCTTGAGCTGCACTTTTCACAGCATCAAATTTCTCTCGCGCTGAATTATACAAACTCTCAAATTTTTCTTTAGCTGAGTTATAAGCCTCTGTAGCTGGTTGAACTACATATTGCTTCACTAAATTCCAAGCTGAAAGTGTATAGGATTTTATTTTTTCCCAATTTCCTAATATCCAGTTTGCTAAATCTCCAAGTTTTTCTTTCGTTGTATTCCACAATTCTTGCACTGGCTGGATAACATACTGTTTTACCAGGTTCCATCCTGCCAACGTATAAGACTTAGCAAGCTCCCATTGCGAACTTAACCAAGAGACTAAATCACTAAACTTTTCTTTCACTAAATTCCATGTTTCCTGGACTGGTTGAATGATATATTGTTTAAATAACCCCCATCCAATTTGTGCTGCCGCCTTTGCTATTTCCCATTGTGTACTTAGCCAGTTAACTAATTCACCAATTTTTGCACTTACCCAATCGTAAGCTTCTTGTATTGGTTGAATGATAAATTGACTTATTGCTGCCCAAGCAATTTGTACCCCGGCTTGAATGAGTAACCAACCTGCTTCTAAAACTGTTGAAATTAATGAAATAATTGGATCTAAAACGGTAAGTATTGTATTCCACGTCTCTTGCCACGCTTGAGTCAATGTCCCCCACAATTCAGACGCTGTTTCAACTAAAGAAGACCACCAGGAGGAAGCTGTTTCAACGATTCCAGACCACAAATCGCTAAAGAATTGACCTATTGGGTCAAAGAAACTATGCATCATTTCAGTGAATGAAGACCAAGCCTCAGAAAAGAATTCAACAGTAGAATTCCATGCATCGCTACATGCCTGCTTTACACCCTCCCATAAATCACTAAAAAATTGACCTATCGGATCAAAAAATTCATGCATTATTTCTAAAAATGAAGCCCATGCTTCACTACAGGATTGGGATATCCCGTCCCAAAGCTCTACTAAGTACTCTTTAATAGAATCCCATGCTTCCATTGTCCATTTCTTAATGTCATCCCAATTTTTATAAATTGCAAAACCTATGGCAGCTATAGCGGCTGCAATAAGTGGAATAGCAGCAACAATTCCAGCCGCTGCAGCCGCTCCAATCCCGAAGATACTCATGACCGTCACAACAATAGGTGCAAGTGCCATAATCGCACCGGAAATCACACCAATAGCAACTCCAATAGCCGCTAATGTCGCTGCTAATTCTGGATTGTTAGAAACCCATTCCGCAAATTTAGAAACAAGATCGGCTATTACACCAAGTACAGGTTCCAGAGCCATTTGTAAGTCGCCCATCGCCTTTTGGAACTTTACAGCTGGATTTGCATCTAATTTTTTGACAGATTCATTTAAGTTATCTTGGTTTTCTTGAAGATCTTTTGTTTTCTTAGAAGCTTCAATTAAAGTGTTTGTTAAATTTTGACCTTGATCTTCAAACATAGTGGCTAGGACTTTAACCCCGACTTGATTTTTCTTAACTGGGTCTTCTATTCCGTCAATAGCTTTAGCTACTTCTACCATCGCTGCCGCGCCTTCTCTTCCGCCTTTAGCGACAGATGCTCCCCATTTTTCTATTTGTTCAGTTGCAATACCAGAACCGTCAAGCGCTTCTTTTAAAGCCTTATCAGCTCCTTGTGCGAATTCAGTTAATTGAACCCTGCCTTCTTTCAGTCCGTCTAAGAGATTATCAATATTCCAACTACCAGTTTCAACACCAGCTTCCATAATTGCTTGGACTTCCCCAGCTTTAAAGCCTGCACGGGTTAACTGACTACCATATTCAGCAATGATGTCTAGCTGTTCTGGCGGAAATCCTATTTTCAGTAAAGCATCAACCATACCTAAAGCTTCATCTTGCGTTATCCCTAATTCATTACCTATTTCATATGTTTCTTGGACTAATTCCGTAAAATCTATACCTTCATAAGAAGCTGAAATTGCTGCTGCTCCCTTAACAATTGCTGCATTCGCTTCATCACTTATATTTTTATTTAAAGCCCATTGCCTACGGACTCCTTCTAAAGATGCTTCTGCATCAACACCATAAGCGGTAACACCTCTAATAGCTTCCTCTACTGATTTTCTAGAGGACTCTGGAACATCAAATGTAATATCAATTTTTGTTTTTAATTTTGACATATCCATCGCTTTTTCAATTGCTGTTGAAATACCGCCACCAGCAGCCATACCACCAATGACATTTTCTAATCCAACCTTTAAACCTTCAAACTTCTTCTCTGTTCTATCAGCTTCTTGCTGTAAGTCTCTTAATTCATTTCGTACTTGTTGAATTGAATTACCAGCATCCACAGATCGAAGGGCGCGTTGTAATTTCTCTATATCTGTTTCTGCTCCTAATGCTTCTCGCCCGATAATCCCTATCGCTTGTTCTAATTGTTTACTGGTTGCCGTCCCACTTCTAATTGCATTTACAAGACGATTACCTAATGCGCCTGCAAAATCATCTACGCTCTTTCCTGTAGCACTAAACAACGTTTCTAATTGCCTTGTTGAACTTGCTACATTTTCTTGCTCAGCTTTCATGTTCCCAAGCTTATTTTTCAACCCATCAAGTGATCCTTGTGTAAATTCAATTTCACGCCTAAACGCACGATACTGTTCTTCTGAAATTTTTCCGTTTTGAAATTGCTCTTGAACTTGTTGCTCCGCTGCTTTTAACTTATCTAGCTTTTGTGTGGTGTTTTCAATTTGTTGAGTAAGTAACTGTTGTTTTTGGGCTAATGCTTCCACATTGCCTGGATCAAATTTTAACAGTCGTTCAACATCTTTTAACTCTTTAGCCAAAGAATCACTTTGTTTATTCACGTCTTTTAAGGCGTTTTGTAATGGTTGAGTATTCCCGCCGATTTCGATCGTAATCCCTTTAATTTTTCCTCCTGCCATAATTTCACCCCTTCCTTAGAACGTATCGAAGTCTTTTTGATTTGCTTTACGAGTTTTTTCTTTGTCTGGATTCTCCATTTCAGCGAATTCAGCAATATAATCAAAACAATCACCAACGGTCATTTCTTCTAAATCTCCATGTGACAATTTCGCTTTATAACAAAGAGCAAGGAACGTATCGGTTGTTAGTTCTTCATCACCGAAAGCTCCTTGCTCTTTACCATTTGTTTTTATTTTTTTGCTCCCATAGTGACTTGAATCAATTCCATGATTTCTGGCATGATTTCTTCAATTGGGAACTCGTCAAAGCCATCTAGCCACGCTATAGGGTCGGGAATGCTTGGATCAGCCGTTTTAGCATATAACCAAGTCAAATCATAAATAATTTCATAATCTACTTTACTTAAATCAAAATTAGACATATCAATAGGTTGTTGGGAACCATCTTGCGAAGTTAACGCATTAATGGCTCCTAACTCCATCATATCCGCAAACAAATTACGTCTAAATTGCGCTTTATAACGTTTAAGTGTTGCTGCTGTACCTTTTAATCGAACCTGTTTACCGTCAATTGTAATTGTCTTTTCCATTTACTTACGCTCCTTTTGGTGCTGCTGGTGTTTTTACATATACTTTTTTGTACCAGTCGTTATAAATTGCTGGTGTTGTTTTAGCAGTC